CCTTCTTATTAGATTAATTATTATTAAGCTGCGCCAGATGTACCAAAGATACCTCTAGGATCGGAGAAACCGAATGAGTATCTCTCTCTAGCTTTGTATCTTACGTTACCAGTGTCAAAATCACCTTCCATGTTTGTGGACATAGGTGTTCTAACAAAGTGCTTTAGACCATTTGGTGCATCAGTCTTAATGAAGAATGCATCGGTGTCAGTTAAGAAGTGATTTACTACATAACCTTCAGGAATCATTCCCATGTTTCTGATTGCATTAATGTCATTGTCTGCTGTTCCAGTTCTTAGAGCAGAGTTCATTAATCGATCAGCAGTAAACTGTAATTCTTTTGGAATAATCAGTTTTCTACCTTGAGTTGCGATTTTTAAACCACGCTCGTCTACGAATGCAGCAATGTCAATTAAAGCTTGCTCAAGTGATACTTCGTTTAAGTCAGCATCAGTTGCTAGTCTGTTAGAGAATGTTCCACCAACTGCCAATGGGTGTTGTGTATTAATTAAAGATACACCATCACCACCTGGGTTAGTACCAGCGGCTCCAGCAGAAGCAAAAGCTGTGTTTAGAACATCAGCACCTTTTACTTGCTTTGTGTTAGCCATTGATCTTGCAAGAGCTTTTGTGTAACGAGAAGAAAGTTGATCGTAGAGGTTATCTTCGATTGCTTCTTCTGTGATTGAAAAGCCTAATGCAATTGTATCGTGTGTGTAACGTGAAGTATAAGCTTCAGCAGCTGTATCATAAGAGATACCAGCGCCTTCAGATTTAACTGGAGCTGATCCAAAACCTGAAAGCATTACCTCTTCTTCGAATGCTCTGTCAGAAGACTCTTGATCGAAGATTTCGGTGTGCTCTTGCTCATATCTTGCATATTCCAAGCCAAACAGTGCGTTTAAACCTGGTTCTAACTCTTTAACGAGTTGACTTCTTGAAATAGCCATGGTTTATACCCCTGCCTTTCCGCCTGTGTAGTAGTGAAGATTTGGTTTCACAATCAAATTACCGTTAGCAGCAGATGTATCATCGTTATCTGGATCTTTTGAAAGACCTACGACAATCCATGTTGAGCTAGCGTTTGATGCGAAAGTATCTACTTCAGCTCTTGAAATACCAGACTTCGTGCTGCCAGCAGTGTAAGATGTTTCTGCGTTTTCACCTACGTTAGCAGCTGTTACTGTGCCATTACATTGAACTTCAAATAATTGATTTGGATCATCAATCACATTAGCAACAATGTCAGTGGCGACAATGCTTCCTGGATAGTAATTACTAAAAGTTGGTTTTTGTGTTGTTGGGTCTGTATAGAAACAACCGTTAAAAATACCAACAATAGTACTACCAGCAGCATTGGCGAGAACGAGTGTACCAGTGTTCGCGAAGGAAACTGGATCACCCTGGAAGATAGCGGTACCATAGTTATTGGCAATAGCATATTCTGTTTGCCCTTGGTTTGATACTCCACCACCCACCTTTTGTACGGGTCTAAACCCGAATGGTGCGTCTATGTTTGCCATAATATTACTCCTTTGTAATACGTGTTAATATTGGTCGTCCAACAAACCGTGCCGATTACGACTTGTTTCCTGAACCAAAAGTTACTTTGGTTTGCCTTTGGGGTTTACTGATCGGCATCCTTGGATCCTCGATCTTCAGTAGATCATTGTCGACGGCCTGTTTCTGGCCCTCAGTCAAGCTTCTGTAATAAGCATTACGCTCTTCAATTGTCTCTACTGGCATGCGAGCTAACAGCAACCCACCTACCCCTATAACACCAGCGTGTTTACCATCTTCGATAGTAGGAAGTTCCCAGTCAGGATACTCGTCGGCTCGAACTAATTCCCAGCCTTCTCGTAATTTACCACTGATGTTTTTATAATCATCAAATCCTCTGACTGATTCCCTGATCCATCGATGTTTGTAACCATCTGGAGCTGGGGGTGCGTCCAATGCAGACGGTCTAGTCCAACCTTTTTTACGAGCTGTCTTTTCCCTAGTCTCACTGGATCTTAGCGTTTTATTTACCATA